AATAAGCCTGAGCATAGAACGCATCAGCGTTAGGGGTTAATTCTGCACTTGGCAGGATTTGTAGGTCAAATCTTAATTTACGCATTTTGTTTGTTATTTGTTTTGGTTAAATTTTACAAAGTTACTTAGTCTTTGATGTGCACTCAAGGCCACATCCTCTACAATCTCCTCATCCTCTATTTCAGTAGAAAGAATCTCATCTAATTGGTTACGCATGTCTGCAATCATTGCAGCTACAGCGTTCATGTGCTCATCTAATAAAGGTCGTACAATAGCAATGATAGCCTCTGCATCTACTACAGGGTCAACGGCCATTGTCTCTTCTACTGTCTCCTCTTCGATAACAGTTTCATCTAGGACTACCTCTTCTGAGGTCTCCTCCATTTCAACATCACGTATCTCAGTAATCTCTCCGCCTGTTACAACGTAGATTTTACCCTCAATAGTGTGTTCTCCATCAGGTAATTTATTCATGTTTATATTTGTTTTAGTTTCCTCTTTTAACTTCATGCCTAGGTACCCCTCAATGGAGAAACCTATCTGCTCTTGTGCTACAAGCTCGGCATAGTATTCTTTGTCTGTTACCTGGGCAGTTACCATTAGCGTACCCTGTGGTACCTCAATGCCAAATGATGAGTAGGCTTTGTCCTCTTTTGGGTTATCTACTATCCATGCCTCAAGTACATAGGCAGGTACAGTCATAGATTGGTCATGCTCTAGGTTGAATAGATCGCGGTTAACCATCTGTTTCATGAACTTACCATGAATTAGCTCTATCTCTTCCTTAGTAAACTTGACATTGTACTCCTCTTTGCTGTCCTCATCAAAGCGGTAAATCTCCATAGGTATCAAAGCAGGTGCAGTGATGCGGTACTTGAGCTCATCATTAAAAAACAACGGCTTAGCCTGGGAGCTAAATGCCATACCCTTAACTTTGATTGCAGGAGTAGCTGTAAAAGCTATCTGTTCAATGCCAAGGTCCTCACCATTTTCTGCATAGGCAGGGTCAATAGTAATTTGATAGGTAGGGATATTCTTTGATGGCATACACCTATATTATAAATTCCTTATATTTGTTCAAAAATTAAACTATGGTAACTATTTTAAACAGGGAGATTCCCAACCAAATTGAAGAGCTCACTATTGAGCAGTTTGAAGCAATCACTGATATTAATAACAATCAGGAACTTGACCCCATTGATAAGCACCTGCAGGTATTCGCCTACCTTGGAATCCCTGAGTCTGAGTTTTGGGATTATGATGTAGCTGATTTTGTGGGGATGGTGAGAGACTTTAATAGCAGTGAGCAGAAAGACTACCCAACAGTGGAGGAGATAGAGCTTGAGGGCTATGTGTACAAAGCACAATTAAAGTTAACTGTACGTGACACTAAGCTAATTGAAAAGATAACAATAAAAAAAGAGAAAGGCTATGTATCCGAAATGCTAGCGGTCATGTTTAAACGTGAGGACCTAACAGCGGCTGAACACTATACAGATGCACACATCAAACATAAAGCAAAGCTAATTAGAAAGCTAAATGCAGCTATCTCTATTCCTTACATCATGTTTATTGCACACAAAATATCACAGCAAGCAAATGACCAAGCTACCCAAGAGTTGGAGCCAAGTAACGCTTGAGCAGTTCATTGAATTTAGTACTATAGATAAAGAACAGGGAGCCTACCACTACAATAGTGAGGCTCTCTCTATTTTATTAGATGAACCCATGGAGGTCATTGAGGACATGGATGTAGATGACATGGCAGAACTTGTTGAAGAGGCTAAGTGGTGTACCTCTGAGCCATCTAAGAGATACAAAAATGAGGTGCTTGGCATGAAGTTTAAACCATTCAATAAGCTCAGCCTCTACGAGTACATTGACCTAGACTATTTTTTTACAGATAACTACGTCACAAATCTTGACAAGGTATGTGCCATCTGCTACCGGCAAAGTAAAGTGAATGAATGGGGTGATGAGATATTTGAGCCTTATGAGTTTGACTGTAATATCAGAGCTGAGCGCTTCCATGACCTACCCATTACAGATGTCTATGGTATTGTTCATGAGTTCCTCAAGTACAGGGATACATTCCTAAAAAACTATGAGAACTTATTTAGTGGTGAATTGGATGAGGACCTTAGCCAGGAGGAACGTAGGGAGTTAGATCCCGAAGAGGTCAAAGAAATAGAGAAAGAGCAAGCTCAGACTAAGTGGTCCTGGGAGCAAACTATCTACGGGCTTACCAATGGGGATATAACTAAGAGTGAAAAGGTAGGAGCCCTACCTCTCATCTATGTGTTTAATACCTTGGCTATGAAAAAAGAATTAGACATCTAATGGATAGCCCTGCTCAAATCCTGGAGGTGCATATAGTGCCTCAAATGTGTACACGATTTTATGGTTTTTTTCTGCTACCTCAACAGCTCCCACCAATGGATATTTTTTTGTAATCCACTCAAAGTATTGGTTATATATTTCACCTGTCAACCCTGATGAGTTCATTTGATTAGTAAAGTCTGATACAATATCATAGGGAGCAATCTCCCCCCCATTCGCTAGGTACGCACCATTGTTCAGGAAGATAAAATAATATGCAGCCACTATCTGTATCTCTAGCTTTTGGAAGCCTGTTATCTTGGCATTGATACGGATACTATCTACAAGAGTACCCTCTTGAAAAAGTCCTTTCTGTAAAATTATTCTTCTGAGCATAGTAGCCATTTTCCTACGTGTAGGATATAGCACATTGAACTCACCTGTGTTTGCGTAATTAGCCATACCTATATTATTCTAAGCCCCTCAAATGTTTAATTAAGTGGCACAGCACAATCAGTCCAATCATTCACTGTTAACGTGATATTCATAACATAGCCTGCAGCATAGTCAAGTAAATCATTGTTGAGTGCTTGGAATGATGGAAGCCCTATCACATCAAAGGCATAGTCATTGCTATCCATGTAGTAGATGTACAGGTCGTTTAATATCTGCTGTGTATCACTCAGGATAGTTATGATATTAGCCCTATCTTTTTGTATGATGTCAAAGCAGTAGATGTCAAAGTTAAACTCTGAGGTGTTCTCAGTTGGGGTAACGCTTACCGGTACCACAAATACAATAGGATATTTCTCATCCTGTGTAGCAAAGTTAAACAGCTGCTCCTTGAAATCACTGCCTACTTTCTTTACCTGTAGATGGCTATTGTAGAACAGTTCAATGTGATCTATGATTGCTTGTAGTGAGTTCATTATAGTTCCGCGTTTTTGTTAATCTTATTAATCTTATTCTGTACGTTGGTTACCTGGGTCTCTGATACTACAGCAGTCACAGTCATAGAGCTATTATTTGTACCACCTCCTGCACTCATTACGTTCCCAGTATTAGCTGAGCCAAAGAGCTGAGCACCTTGAGGTACTTGCTGTGCTACGTTAGGAGTGGCACCACCTGTATCACCACCACCACCGCCACCACCACCTGATGGGGTACCGCCTGATGTTAGTATAGACTTAGCCTTAGCTACGTTGGTAGCAATCTGTATGATACCTGCAGCAAACTGTGCAATACCTGCAGCACCTGCTGTCACACCATTCAATGCGTTCTGATTAGATGCAGCCACCAAAGCTGAGATAGCCTTGGCAGTATCAATACCTATTTGTACCAATGCCATGCCCTTGTTAAACTTTTCAAGTTTCTTTTGGTCCTTGATAAATGCAGCCCCTACATTTTGTATCCCTGTGGCTATATCTCCTGCTAGTGCTATTCTAGCATCCCTTTCTTTTGTAGCAGCGTCAAGTTTAACATTAGCTGCATCCTTTACTATTTTGGTTTCATCAGTTTCATACTTTTCCTTAAGTGCTAGCTTAAGTTTTTCATTACCCTCAGCTAGTAATAAATCTGCATCATACTTTTCCTTAAGGGCCTGTAGTTTTAATTGGTCATCTTTAAGTGCAGCATCTGCCAAGGTCTTAGCAAGGGTATCTTGTTGCTTCAACTTAGCATCTGCACGTTTCTGATTTTCTGCTGCCTCTTGGTCAGTGTATAGTTGAGTTAAGGTTTTCTTTTGATCTTCCGTTAGTGTAACATCTGCCAAGGTCTGAGCTCGTAGCTTATCATACTTTGACTTAGTGGTAGCTAGCTCTTTCTCAGTTCCCTCCTCCATTAGTTGGAGCTGTAAATCAGCTATGATGTCATTACCTTTCTTTAAGTTCTCCTGCTCTAACTTAGTCTTATCTTCTGTTAGCTTGTTTACCTCCTGCTGCTGTTGCGTTAGATACATCTCGTTAAACTTAGCTTTCTCTTCTGCAGTTTTAGTAGCATCATTCTTAAGGTCATTCATTAACCTGGCATACTTCTCATTTACGATAGCTACCTCTCTCTCATTGGCATCCTTTATCTGTGTGAGTTCAAAGTCTCTAAGTGTCCTAGCGTTTTCTAGTCTATTCTTAGCTGCGGCCTTAGCTTTCTCCCTAGCTTTTTCTGCTGCTGCTGCTGCTGCATCTGCCGCTTTGCTATCTGCCTCTTTCTCATCCTTGAGCTCTTGAGCCTTTATTCTCTTGCGTTCATTTACACCACCTCGAATAAGTTTACTCTCCTCATCTATTTGCTTGCGTAATGCCTCACGTTTCTTAACTGCCTCCTCACCCTCTTGATGCCTCATGGCTTCCAGTGCTTTCTTAGCTGCAGTCTTTCTCTTGATAGCCTCTTTCTCTAGGCCTCTTGACTTATCTAGCTCGAGCTGTGTGGTATCTTTACCTGCAATCTTAGCCATGGCTATCTCTTGGTCGTAGTTCTCACCCAATAACTCAGTACGTTTCTTTGAGCTCTCAGATACTTTCTCATTAGCCTTAGCCATCTTTTCAGCATTCTCATCTGCAGCATAGCTACTTAGTCCTAGCCAATCACTCAAATCTTTGAAGCCCTGAATCAATGCCTTAACAGGTATCATTAAAAAATCAATAACTTTCTGTAGCACCCCTATCTTGTGCAGGAAGAGTGCAATGGCCGCCACAATAGCGACAATAACAATGACCAATAAAAAGATTGGGTTAGTTAGAATGGTTATACCTAGCTTTATAAACGCTCCCCCTACTGTCTTAAGTGTACTTGTTAATCCCCCAAATGCCTTGCCTATATCCTTGGGGTTAATGCTGCCTAAGTTCTTTGCAAATACCTTAGCCTTTTCAGATGCACCCTCAAAGTCCATGCTCATTAGGTCATTCTTAATGGCACCAAAGCTATTGCCTACCTTCTCAAACTTGGACCCTGAAGCAAATACATTCACCTGCTCATTAGCATCCTTGAGTTGGTCCTTTAATTCACCTGCTCTTTCAGCTAAAACGGTCATTGTTTCGGGATCAGTAGACTCTGCTATCTGCCCTTTAAGGTCTCTTAGTTCTGCTTTGATGGCAGCTATGCCACTTATCTTTAATGGTATTTCTACTTCATTCATGTTATGGCTTGTAATATCTTATTTCAATAGGTGTATTGTCAAGGTAGTTATCTACAAAGCCTACGCCTATTTGATTTGTGTTAATAACTATTGTATTGTTGGTTGCATCAAACCTTGCTGATACAAGGCAGTCAAATATAGTACTGCTTATTGTTACGAATATTTCACTAGCCAGGATAGAGCCTATATCATACTTTTGTAAAGTACCTAGGTAATCACCTGGACCTAATCTAGTCCATATTATATTTCCTAAAGTAGACCCATAGCTTGTCTGTTTTACATCTGCTGTAGGAATAGCTACACCTGTTTGATTAAGCAGTGCGACATAGCTGTAGTATGAAGCCTGAACAGGTATCCCGTTTATTGCACCATACACCCGTAAGTTATCAGTGTAGATTCCATCCTCTTCTACTGCAGCGTTATCTGATACCACTACTACCTTGAGCCCAGGGCTCACAATGTTACCCTTTCCTGTGACTACACCCGATGTGCTGCCAGGTATCACGTTGGTATTAGATGTCTTAGTCTTAACTATAGTGTCATTAGATACCTGAGTAATTGGACCAACACTACCTGTACCCACACCTGGAGTTGGGGAGCCCGTAGCAAACGGCATGAGTTGAGTCTCAGTGTCTATACTGATTAGCTCTACTTGTGTGAGCTGATTGGCATTTGCATTGTAGTCAATGACCTTGTTAATGTTCCACCATGAGTTATCAATGCGTATCTTATCATTGAGCTCCAAGGCTTGGATGTCAGGCTCTTTAAGATTGAAGTAAGCAGTCAACATCTTACCGTTGTTAATCTGCCCCATGGTACGTCTCCAATACCTGTTGTATAGATTGTTCTGCGTTAAGGTACTTGGCATGTAGTAGTAGTATGCACAAGTAGCAAAGTTTAAATCCCAGGTAGGGTTGAGTGGGTCATCAAAGTGACCTACATACGGGTAGCTTGTGATGTTAGTCATACCCGTTGTGCCGTAGTCATAGATGTTAAACGCTTGGCATGTGGTGAGTCCTACCTCTGCTGTTGAGTCATACAGGATACGGATGTTAGTGTCAGGCTGTGCACCTGCTAGCATTGGTATAAATGCTCCAAAGGTTGAGTCATCAATGGGAGTAGGGCTAAACAGTACATCCTTAGTAGTTACATCCTTGACATACTCGTTATCAAACACTACCTCTGCCTGCCCATAGATCTGATTGGTAGCATCGGTGTATATCTGATTGGGTGTATCCTTATCAGCCTTGTATGTTAGTATTACTTTCTTACTTGTTAGCTCAGGTAAGAATGACAGTGACTGCTCTCTATCCTTGGCTAGCTTGTAAGTCCAATCTACCTCTTGCCCTGCATCGTAGTAGTCATCCCTATGGATAAGGTTAAGTTGATTAGGTTGAGTCTTATCTACTACAGCATATAGGTTAAACATGTTAAAGATACCCTTAACAAATTCATTTTGCTTTATCTTTTTAGGCACGTAGTCATTCACATCAATGGTACCACCAACGGCCGCAATGTTACTGCTAGGGGTGATGGTTATCTCTGCTGAGTTAATGGTTAGGCTTAGGTTGTATCCTAGTAGATAGTAGCCTCCTGTAGTGTCAAAGATAGCCTGCACATTGCTTGTTAAGGCTGTGAGCTGTGGTAGTAGGGATGGGTCAGTAGCCTGTATGGTTACTATTAATGTGTCAGTAGTTATATTGGTAGTACCGGGGCCAGGAGTGGATGGACCACTGTAGAATGGTGAAGCTGAGTTGACATTGAACGGAGCATTGAAAAAGTTTAGGTAAAATTTAGGAGTACCTACTGAGAAATTAGACCCAACATTAATTATGTCAAGGCTAAAGTTTACCAATATCTTTATCTCATAGTACTGAGCATTGGCAGAACTGATGTTGAACGGTGTAGTGTAGATACCTGTTACCGGGTCAAAGATATTCTGAGGGTCCTCTATCTCAGTTAAGCCTGTGAATGTATAGGTAGCTGTGGTAGGAGTCTGTGATAAAGGTGATAGCACTGTACTTGGTGTAGTCTTTTCAGCTCGCACCACATAGTCTAAATAATCAAAGTTATCTATCCCTCCGTTGTATGGAATCACGAGCTTGTCAAACTTATCAGCACTAAGAGTAGGCCAATTATATTGGAAGCCTGAGTCACTGAATATCCTATCGAAGTAAGTCTTAGCAAAGATAGCAGGCTTGAATTCTTGAGTGATGTAGAACACATCCCCACTACCTGGAAGGAAATACTTGAAGCCATCCACTACCGTATTGGTAAACCTGTTCACTACATTGAATGCATCGTATGTATGGTTGAGGTCACTGAAGTCTATATCGGTTAGCTCCTTGTTATTTATAGCTGTAAAGAAATCTGCCTTGCTTTCTTTAATCAATACCTCATACTCCACATGCTCCTCATAGCCATCGGTGAGCTGTACCTTTTTAACTGAAGTGAGCTGTAGGCTAGCATCCTCCATCACAGGTATTCCATCCTGGATAACTGAACAGGTAGTGACTGCATTAATATCAAAGCTGCCTGCTACGATGTTAACATCATAGTAGTGATTGAGCAGGTCATTGTTATTCTTACTGCCTACCAAAGTAATGGTCTTAGAAAAGTTCCCTTTCCTTTGGCTTATATCTCTGATGTCTCCTACTTGAAAGTTAAGAGGGAATGATGTACCCTCCTTTACCTCAAGGTAGCCCGTAGCTAATTGTATCTTAACCATTCACCATGTCGTTGTTAGCTAGCTTAATAGTAATGCTTTGCTTAATTAGATTCTTATTCCGTTGCTTGAATTTCTCGTAGTTAGATGTTACTATATTACAGCTCACATACTTAGTGCTTTCAGGGATCTCACAATCCTCATCATAGTTGCTTATCTTAAAGTATGTGTACGGTGAACTGATTAGCTCAGTAAAGTACTGCGCCATGTCCTCATTCATCCAATCAGTATTTAGGTCAATGGTGTTCTCAACAGTTAGATAGCTATTGATGTAGCCTCTATCTATCAGGTCATAGGTCCACTCACTTGAGTCAATGTATCCTGCCACATCTTGATTGTACTGCTCGCGTGTTACGTTACCTTTCTCATAGTATCTGCCTGTGAATGCAAAGCTACCCCATGAGCCAAAGCGGTCAAGGAAGATGATGCTGTACTCTTGGCTCCTCACTCTGCGATCTATGTTAACTGTGTACACTTGACTAACCTGGTTGCCTGCATGCTCGTAGTAGTATTGGTAGTACTCAGTGGTAGGTTTAATCAATGGCAGTGTTCCTGCTATCACAGTCAAGGTACCTGCGTTGTTAGGACCTACCGCGTTCCCTGTTACATAGTCAGTGGCAGTTACATCTTTCTCAAACATATCTCCCCCCGGATTGGTGAAGATAATCTTGTGAGTACCTCCAATCATAGAGCCATACACTGCGTTCATCCACAAATCTTGGGATAAGGTAGCGTAGAAGTTAGTCACAGGGATGGTAGTTAGGAACTCATTTGATGGATTTGTGAGGAAGTAATTAGTGTATAGGTAGATAGGCCATTTAGTCCAAGGGATAGCTCCATTAAATACATAGTTGTTAAGGCTATCAATAATATCGTAGGTGGTAGTCTTTCTCCCATCTGCATAGGTGATGATTCCATTGATGACTGGATTGGTTACCAATGACCATGCACTATTCACCACTAAGAAACCTACCCCAACGGATAGCACAGTGAAGAGCCCCTCAAGGTTAGGGTTAGCTAGACCACCATCCGCTTGGGCTATGACTATTTGGTCACCTGCTACAAATGTGTTAGCTACGTTTATCTGTACGTTACCTCCGTTGTTAGTTAGGGATGCTGTATACGCTACAGTGGTTAGGTACTCCTCACCTACCTTGACATCATACTTGTAGTAACTGTTAGGTGCATTGTACACTGTAATGTTGGTAGGGAATAAATCGAATGATACCTTAGCCTGTAGTAGCTTGCTTAGGTCTATCTCTCCATAGAATGTGGTCGCATTAGGCAGAACCCTGTACTCAGCTATCTGATTGGCAGTACCTGACTCATATACCTCAAAGATAAACTTAAACCCTGCAAGGCCTGAGTTGGTGCTTGCATAATAAAACTTAATCGGATTGTACGCAGGTGTTAGAATCTGCGGTACAGCTATTGTAAACATTGCCATACCTATATTATTTTATCATGGTGTTTTGTTTCTAAAACGCATAGTAAGAATCATCGGTGTAGTACTCCTGCCTGATGTGAGTGGTCGCGTACCTGATTGCATCCATGGCATCATCAAATAACTTGACCGGCTCATCTGTTATAAAGTCTCCTACTTTCTTCCACTTGTAGTTCTCATACTCTCTCTTCAGTGCCTTGTCATCCTGGCATATAACTCCAAATGTCTTAAGGTTATCTATCCCTTTCTTAACTACCTTGTTAGCGTTAATGACATCATACCCTGCTATGTTCATCTCCTGTATTATCTCAGGCCTTGAGTAGTCAGCTAGGATGGATACAGTCTGCTCTATACCTAGGCTGCCTAGCTTCTCAATAAGCATGGTAGTAGTGAGGTAGCTTTCATAGATCAC